GCCCGCGTCGTCTTTCGATGGCTTCCATCAGGTATTTCCAGTCTGCTTCTGCCGCGCCTCGGCATGGGGACAGATACCAAACGCATACTTCGCCTGATTGCAGTTCCAGCAGAGAATCTGGAAGCCCTCTTGTGGATAGCCACGCGCGCGGAGCCAGCGGTAAATGGCACCACCTTGGTTTTTGAGCGCTGCAGCGTGTTCAGTACCATCACCATCGACATGATCGATGGTCAAGAATTGCCAGCCTTCCACACCACAGCAGGTACATCGACCGCCATAGGCCGCCATGACTTCCTGCCGGAGCTGCCGAGTTCGCGCACGCATATTGGCGCAGTAGCGGTTGCGATGCTTCTGATAGTGTTCGCGTTGATACGTCGTGTAGCACCGCGCGCACATCGACCCACGGCTCCGCACAGTCGCCAGCGAGAGTGCCTTACCCAGCGTGGCGTCAGTCAGTACGATGCCACACAGGCGGCACGTTTTCCCAACAATATTCATAGTTTAGTTAAAAGCAGAAAGGCACTCGAACCTACGGAAGAAGTCCGTATTGAGAATGCACGTTTTCGTGTAGAACTTGAACCCGGCCTTCCGGCGCTGCTGCAGCGGATCGGAATCCGACGCGGTCGCCGGTGTCAAGGTCGCCTGCACGCGGGCGCCGATGGCCGGCACGGCAAAGGCCGACTTCCCGAAGATGTAGCCGATGTGCACGTTGCCTGCCGCCGGCGGATCAGCCGTTGCCGGGGCGCCGCTCGCATTCGCCTGGATGGACACCCCGCCGCTCGTCATGGCCACGTTGAAGGTAGCGGCGGTGCCGGTGGTGAAGTTGACGGTGCCGGCATAGAGCGGCACCGCGCCGCCCGGCTGCGAGACGTAGAGGTTGTAGCGGCCCGACGGAGCGCTCGCACCGATGGTGAACTGGACATCAAATGCGGCAGCGTTGGTGACGTTCACGACCGCAGTCTGCTGCGTCGAGAGCCCCGAGACGGGATCGGCGAGCGCGGCACAGACCTTCACCGTCGAGCCGGCGGTGAACCCGGTATCGCCGGTCGGCAGCGAGGTGATCGCCGCGGCGCTGACGCCACTCGCGCCAGTCGCCAAGAGCGACTGGATGGGGAGCAGGTTCGAGCGCTTCCAGCGGACCCCACGCCACCGGCCGACCTCGGCATTGAAGAGCGCCGTCGTCTCGGCGTACTGGTGCGACAGCACGAAGGTTTGATCCTTCGCCAGGTCCTGCTCGGTGTAGGGATCGATCACGCCGGCGTACATCGACCCCGGAAACGTCGGCGCGCCGAGCTGGCGGAGCGTGGCGACGATGCCCGAGACGAAGTCGGTGCCGGGGACGTCGCCGGCGACCAGCGCCGAGCGCGACGTGCGATTGTTCGGGAACATCACCACGCCACCCGCCATCAACACTTTTTGGATCTCTCGATCCTGGAGCTCAGCGGAGGCGTTCCCGAGCCGATCCTTGGCCGCCTGGAGCGCCGGATGCTTCGTCGTCATCAGCGCGACGTCGGACAGGGAACAGACCATGCCCCACTGCTCGAGTACCGCCGTCACCTTGTTGACGATGAGAGCCGTCGAATCCGGCGTGATGCCCTCGGTGATGGGCGATCCTGGCAACGGGAGACGCTCGTAGCGCTGCGCGGAGTACGTCTTGCCCTCGCCCTCCGGCATGTTCGGCGTATCGCCGATGTCCTGGAAGACGGTCAGCTTCTCCGCGATCGCGAGCAGCTCGTCCTGGAGCCAGAGCGGCGCCAGATCGTTGACGAGTGTGGTGGAAGTCGACAGCCCCGGGTCGGTGTAGCTAAAGGTGGAACCCGCCATTCCCCTCTCTCCTCTTTAGAGCGATGCGCCCTCGAGGATCTTGCGCTTCTCCTCGAGGGGCAGGCGGGCGAATTCCTCTTTCGTCTGCGGTGCCCGCGGTTGCTTGGTCGGCTCCGGGCCGGCTTTCTGTACCGTCGCGCCGCCCTCGGTGATGGCGGCAGCGGCGTTGGCAGCGCGGCGTTGCTGCTCCTGCGCGCGTTCCGATTCGCGCTCGGCGAGTAGCGTATCCATATATTTCGGGTCTTCCATGCGGCGCGCCTTGACGGCGGCGACCGCTTGCTTGCGGGTGATGACCTGGCCGCGCTGGCGGTACTCGTCGCGGAGCCGGTCGACCTCCTCGGAGAGCGTCTCGTACTTCGGCACGTCCTGGCGGGTCTGGAGGAGATCGACGATGTCCGCCATGCCCTCGAGCCCGTTCAGGATCGGCCCGGCGAGTACCTGGAGGAACGCAGCGAAGATCGGCGCATGCTGCTGCACCGCCTCCTCGGTCCAGCCGCCACCGAGCGATTGCGCGACGCGGCGGGCGTCCGCTTGCGTGAGCCGCACGAGCGGCATCTGCTCGGGGACGGCTTGCTGCGGCGGATGCAGCAATCGGAGCGTGGCGTTGGCGGCGGCGAGCTCTTCGCGGGTGCGGACGTGCTCCTGCCGGAGCGTCTCGAGCTCGGAAGGGCCGAGCGGGGGGCCGCCCGGCGCGGCCGGGGTCGGTGTCGGCGCTACCGGTGCGGCCCCAGTATCCTGCGGCTCGGCGGGTGCGGGTGCGGTCGGGGATTCGTCGCTCATGGGATGGGACGCTCGCTCGCGATATCGGGCGGATCGGCCCACCACGGACGCTCGGGGAGCGGCTCTGCGGGGGCCGTGTTCAGGGCGTCACGGGCCGCCCGGGCACGGAGCCCGAGCAGTGCCAGGGTCTGACAGAACGCGGGCCGGAGCAGATGCTGCAGCTCCTCGACCTGCCCGCGCCGCTTCATGGCGACATGCACGTCGCTCACGTCATCATCTAATAGGTAGGCGATCCGGTCGCGGACGTAGTGCTCCAAGTGCTCGTGATACGACGTCTGGCGGAGCGCGGCGGTGATTCCGGCCAGCTCCTCGGAGTCGATTGGGATCAGGTTCTCCGGCATCCTTCAAAACGCCATCCGGCCACCACGCATCGCAGTCGCCATCGCCCGGCGCATGGGCGAGCGGCCCACGCCGGCAGCCATCGCCGGCCCCATGGCGGCCGCGGGGCTTGTCGTTGGTGTCACGTTCTGAATGGGAGGTGGCATGCCACGCGTCACCCGCGGGCGAGGCGGAGGCGACGGCAATGGCGGCGGTGCGCCGGCGCGGGCACCGGGTGGCCCAACCTTGGCATTGCGGCCCCGGGGAGGCGGCGGCGGGGGGACGAGGGGAGCTTTTCCGGTGCCGCGTTTCAGTCCCGGCGGCATCGCGCGTTTGCGTGCCATCTCGGGACGTGCCGTCCTAGCGAATTCTGCCCAGTAGTCAATACCACCGGGTTTCAGACGAGTTGCGCCAGCGTCACCAACGCGAGCCCGAGGGCCACCAAGTTTACGCGGGGGATCGGGGCATTCGCAGCCGCGAGCACAAACGAGAGAAACCCGACCCCGACGAGTGCAAGATGGAGGTTCATCGCTATGGCCCCGCACACGAGTAGCCGACGGTGACCGAGCACCCGGAGCATGCCGTCACGTTGGCGCGGTAGGTACACGGCGGGTTCTGGATCAGGACGACGCCACTCGGGGTCGCCGCCGCGAGACTGAGCGCGGTGGTGACGGGCGCCCAGTTCGCGCCGTCGCACGACATCTCGACAGCCACCGTGGCGGTGCCTGCGGGCGAGGTCGCCTGCACCGCGAGTGCCGGCGCCGCCCGCGCGATGATGACGTCCGTCGTCGGCCCCGTCGTGGTCGCCGGGTTCGGCGCCAGGGTGCCACTCGGGCAGCCCTTGGTCGCGGCCATCGCGCTGCCGAGCGTATACATAAGGAGGAGCGGCACGGCGAACTTGGCCTTACCGCTTCGCAGTTTCGATAGGGTCTTCATGGCTGAAAGCGTGGCCTTCCCGCTCCGGATGACACAAGTTCCAGGTTCGTGGCGTCCAGAGCAAATATGGCTGCACTGATCGATGTCACCGGCCAACGTTTCGGCAAACGCCTCGTTCTCCGCCGTGCGCAACATGGTACCGGCCATCATCGCACTTACTGGATCACGCGGTGCGACTGCGGTGCCGAACAACGGATTGAGGGGAAAAGCCTTCGCCAAGGAAGGGCGAAAGGCTGCATTAGCTGTCGGACTCCCGACTTACGCGGCAAGCGCTTTGGCCGTTGGATCGTCCTCGACCGTCCGCGCGTGCGGATACCATGCCCGAACAGAGGTGCTCGATTCGGTTGGTGGGTACGGTGTCTCTGTGGCACCGAGAAGATCATCCGTAGCACCCTACTGAGCAACGACCGTAGCCGCGGTTCTAGCCGTGGTTGTGACACGTGCGCCAGGCAGGCGCGGCAGACCCATGGGATGAGTCGGACGCCAGAATACTGCATCTGGAAAGCGATGCTGAAGCGCTGCCTGAGGAAGGAAGACATCAACTACCAGAACTACGGTGGCCGAGGAATCACTGTCTGTCCCCAGTGGGATCCGAGCCGAGGCGGGACGATTGAGAACTTTGTCCGTGACATCGGCCCGCGACCAAGCCCCGCACACAGCCTCGACCGGATCGATGTCAATGGACAATACGAGCCCAGCAACGTCCAGTGGGCATTGCGAGGCCATCAAGCTCGGAACAAGCGCAGCAACTTCTACATCGATATCCATGCAGCCCGCGCCCTCATCTGTACGATCCAACAGGCCAGCACACATCGCCTCGTCATCGCCGACGCAATCAAGCTGCTCCGAGACACGACGGAGATGGGATGCGTCAAAACCGAGCCTTCCCAGCGCGCAATTTAGACAACGTCTGTGCGAGCGCCGCCTGCCGCTTCGTGCGGGTCGACGCCTGCGAGCCCTCTTTCAGGACGGAGCGGGCAAACGCCCCGGTCGACTTGCCCGCGGCTTTCGCCTTCGCAGAAAAGGCTCCAGGCCGCTTTATGGCGCCGGCGATCCAACGTTCTTTCGCCATCTCAAATCCCTCTCAGGCTGGCCATGATGGCTCCGACATACTATCCTCCTGAGCGCGGGAAGCGCGGTAAACGCCGGAACAAATCAGCCACCGTACCGGTGGTGCCGACCCGGCCCTGTCCGAGCGGTGCCGGGGGCCGAATCCCCAGTAACGTCTTCGCCTTGTTGCGGGCGCCGCTATGGGGCTTAAAGAGCGGCGTGCCGGGAATCTGCTGCGGAGTCGGGCCGATCCGTCGGCCCATGGTATTGATACCGCGGTTCGGCGTGGCCCCCGCAAAGGGCGGCGGGCCACCAATGGCCCCGACCGGCGGCGGCATGGGGTTGGTGGGATAGCTCGGCGGGATGGGCGCCCCCGGCGGTGCACCGGGCGGCGGTCCCATGGGCGGCAGACCACCCACCGGCCCCGCAGGTGGTGGCCCGACGGGGCCACCCGGCAGACCACCCGGCGGCGGAGGCCCCAACGGCCCACCGGGTAGCCCACCGGGCCCCGGAGCCCCGGCCCCCGGAGGCCCCTGCAAGGTCGCCATCGCTTGCTGCAGGCGTTGGACCTCGTTGGCGACCTCGAAGCCGATGTGGTCCTGCACATGCTTCTGCATCAATTGATGCGCATCGTCGGAGAGGTCGCCACGATCCAAGACGTGCTGGTGCCCCTGCACGTGCTCGACGTGATTGTCGGCAGGCGATACCTGCACCTCGGCGGCCCGATTGACGCGGGCGAGCGCGTTCTCGTAGCGCCAATCCTGCGCCTCCTTCGGGCCGGTCGACTTGAAGACCCGGTCACTGTTCGGGAGCCCGAGCCCGAGCGACCAGTACTGCTCCAGGATGTAGCGCCAGTCGACGCTGATGTTCTGCGCGGCGAGCTGATCGGGTGGGACCTGCACCAGAAGGGCGATGCCCTGCACCATCTGCTGCGCCCGCACGGACTGGTTGATCGCCGACGTCGTCCCTAACCATTCCCATTCGTACTCGCCGACGAGATCGGCGACCGAGATGGGATGCTCGAGCAGCTCGACACCATCCTGCCCGGCCACCTTCAGGATGATGTCCCGGTCGAGGCACTGCTGCGCCAGGATGTCGTTCCGCTCGAGCAGCGGCTGCATGACGTCGTCCTCGAGGTTCTCGATGACGGCGCGGATGTCGACGGCGCTATCGGCAAGCTGCGCCGCGAGCCCGGACGCACCACCCGCACCGGCGGCAGCGGGTGCCTGCCCGGGCACGATCGGCCGCGCCGGTGTCGGCGCGACCAGGTTGTCGCCGATACCCAAGTAACCCTGGACGGCATCGAACCCGGCCTGCGCAGCCCCCGTCGGCGGGGTGGTGAACTGCACGCCCTGCGGGTTGGCAAGCCACTTGGCGCCCGGCGTCATCCGGAGCGACGTCGGATCCTGCACCGCGCCGATGTCGACGACCGCGATCGGGTTGGTCGCCCAGACGAATGCGTCACTCGACTGGTTCCCGAGGTCGTTCACGAAGTACTGGATGTAGTCGAAGATCTCGGGGAGCCCGCGACCATAGAACTCCTCGGCAATCTCGACGAACTTGCCGCAGAGCCACTGCGACCCGCCGTGGAAGAACGGCCGCTTCTGCACCCGGAGCGGCACCGTGTCGGCGCCGAGGGTGACGAGGTAGCGCTCCGCGCCGTTGCCCTCGAGGTCAACCACCCACGAGCACTCGGTGACGTCGAGCGGCCGGAGGCCGGCGGGAAGATTCTGGTCGAGTGGCGCGGTGAAGCCCTTGTCGGCGAGCCGGATGGCGAGCGCGTCGTACTTCCGGCCGCCCGACTGACTCGAGCCACGCGACCCGACCGCCTCGTCATACAACTGGAGCAGCTCGTCGACGTTCTCGTAGACGTTGGTGGACTTCCGGTCACCGGGATTGAGCGGCCGGTTCGCCAGCTCGTTCACATGCGCGCGGGTGACGCAGCGATCCTCGAAGGCGAGCGTCGCCGAATCGACGCTCGAGGCGGTCACCGGCCAGACATAGAACGCGAAGAGATCGACCGGCTCGAAGGTCGGCCCGAGGAAGTCGGCCACCTTGTCGATCACCTGCTTCG